ATAATATATTTAATTATTTATCTATAATGGGAATACTACGTATTCTATATACCTAATATATATATTTTAATAGGAAGACTAGGAAGATGGTCTATAAGTTATTGTTTTTATTGAACAAAAGTTCTTCCTAATGACCTTCCTAAAGGGGGTGTTTTTTCCTATTGGTCCTAGGAAGGTCACTTTGGTGCCCTAATCTACCCTCAGATCGATTGTATTGGTGTTAGAGCCCTATTCAGGCCAAGCCATGTGGAGAATGGGCGTTGCATACTCTACTTGAACGCCGCCCTCTGCTATCTGCCCATTTAAATACAGCAGATCATACGTCCCAGCCTCAAGGCCACGGCACACATCTCTAATAAGCTCATTCCCTTGGCCCTTGATCTTCACCACGCAGTAGCGGCCGACAGAAGACTGATCAAAGCTGGGCTCTTGCTTACGGTAATACACAATACCACCATCCTTGGTCCCATGAGGCCCACCAAGCGTTCTAATCCTCAAGGCCACGACATCGTCATACCTTGTGGGGTTATGGGCTGTAAGCAGCTGTGGCGAGGTTTTAAACTCATTTAAATCAGGGTTAACAATAAGCCTTGGCCCTATAATGCCTACGACCTTACAAATCCTTGCCCCTTTAGTGAGGCCTTGCTTTGGAAGTTTAATGCCTGCGTTTTTAACTATGTCCTCAAAGGGCACATTTAAAAGCTCAGCCAATTGGCCGGCCTCTTCTAATTGTAAAAACCTATTTCCACTTAATATCTGAGATATCATGGCCTGGGTTAGGCCCATCATTGGTCCAAGACGCCTTTGCGATAACCCACGCCTAGCTATTTGGTCGACAAACCAGCGTTTATTCACCTCGTGGCGAGGCTTTGGTTGCTTGGGCGATCTGCGTTTCTTGGCCATATGTGCGCCAATACTAGTATCAAACCGCAAATTCGCCTCATTTTTTGCATCGCGTGACGCAACAAATGTTGCATTCATAATCGAATACTATATCTGATTATCAAATCATTTGTGGATTAATCGACCATCTGGCTTTGATCAGAGTTGACTAGAATCGACTAGAATCGATTAGGCACTAAACAAATAGGGATTGGCGTGATTGTTAAGAAAAAACCCCTCGTTCCAAGAAAAGGAACTAACCCTGTTCAAGTGCTTGAGCGCGAGCGCTTAGCCGTAAGCCAAGCAGATCGGGTTATTGAGAAGTTTGGTGGCGCAAGGGCACTCATGCGAGCACTTAAGCTTGTGGGTTATGAGCTTAATCCAAGTTCTATCTATAGATGGACCTACACAAAAGAGAATGGTGGCACGGGCGGGCTTATTCCAACTGCCGCTTGGGATAAGATCGTAAAAGTGGCACGCATGATTGGGGTGTTTCTGACTGAAGAGGACTTTGATCCAAGACCCACGCTTCGTGAAACAAGGCGAGTTCTTGCGATCAGATCCCCTGATGGAACAGTAAGGCCATTTCTAAACACTAAAGAGATTAAGCGGTTAAAAGAGCTTCAGAACAGGGTCAATGCAAGAATTCAGCGCGAGAAAGAAGAGAAGCTAAAAAAGGATCTGGCAAGAAAGGCTCAAAACAAATGAGAGCCTGGGTGAGACCTCTTAAAACTGAGCCTACACGTGTAAACAAGAACTGGGTGATAGGAATTGATCCTGGTTTATATGGTGCAATTGCGGCCTATGATTTAAGGACAAGTGAGCTTGTTTACTGCGTTGATATGCCAATTCATGAGCCACAAGAGCTAAAACGAGGAGAGCTTAAGTCTCGTAAGGTTGAGCTCAATGCACATGGGATAGCTCAAGCTCTAAAGTTTTTAGCAGATCACGCAGTTGGAGCATTAGTAGAGGATGTAGCGGCAGCGCCTAATCAAGGCGTAGTGAGCATGTTTAACTTTGGCTATGGCCAAGGTGTGCTTTATGGAGCGCTTATTACTTTAGACATCCCCACCCTTCTTCCAAAGCCATCTACATGGAAATCAAACATGGGGCTAACGCGCGATAAAGAGCAAGCAAGGCGTATGGCGATAGGCACCTTTGTGGGATGGGAAGATCACTTCTCGCTAAAGAAACATCACGGGCGAGCAGAGGCAGCACTCTTGGCAAAATATGGGGAGCGGATATGGAAATCATCGGTCACACGGCAATAGGACTATCCATTGTCATCCTCATTTTTGTGGCGTGGAGGATGCTCAATGAAAAAGTATGAAAGCCTTCAATTGGGTGATCTGGTTAAGTGGGTGAGATTTGGTAACCGCTATAAAAGCTCAACTGTGATCGTTGCAAAAGTCATAGCGCTCTACCCCCGGCACTGTCGCATCCAAGTTATTGAAGACAACCCTTACAGAATCAAAGACCCAATCGTTCCCAATTCAAAGCTCTATAAAATGGAGGTGTCGTGAACGACCTACATAAACACTCAACAAGGCTTGTTGCAGGAAAGCCTGCCGTACCAGTTGCGCTAGCGCTAATGACAGGGGCTTGGTTGGTGCTTAGATGACAAAGCTTGAGCGAACTAGAATAAAACTTCTAATTAGAAAATTGCGAACGGAACACGACCGGTTTGTGCTGAAAGCCAATAACTTAGACCGAGCCGCGTACTTAAAATCCTTGAACGGACAAGATCCGGGGCCTACCTCGGCAAAAGCGGAACTTAACGCGCAGTACGCAGAGATGTTTATGTTGGCGGCAGTTAAACTGAAGGTCGGGGTGATTGACACACACGATGCGGTTAGACTCGGAAAGGGCAACGAAGAATGAACACCGCAGACACAGTCAAAATACTCCCAGACCCACACAGATCAGAGCCCTGGTATGAAGAGTTAAGAGAGGCGCACATCGCAGTCCTACGCCAGCTTGACGAGGATAGAGACTCTCTCACGACACGCGACTGGATGATTATTGGAGCAAAGTGGATGGAAGCGAAGTTGAAAAAGGAAGGTGTGAAGTGAGCGCAGAAAAGCGCCCCATTCCAACCAAAGAAGAGGCGAAGCTAGCTGTAGATGCGTTGTACGACGACTTGATGCTAGTAATGAAAACTCATGCAAAATGTTGGGATGACAAAACTGCATACCTAATTGTGGGACGTGCCTTAAATATGGCCTTTGGACTCTTTTATTGCATGGCCTACGTGTCTGCCGAAAAACACCTAGATAAAACAGAGCAGGAACCAAAATGAGGGGGAAGAAAATGACAGCAATTATAGTTTTCATGGTTGGAGCTGCGTGCATCGTTGCAGCCATTGCGATTGATATAAACAACGGACAGGACAAGGACGTGCTGGTTGATAGAATCAACGCGCTTGAGGCGACACAACCTTCAATGGTGAACACTGTCCATAGTATGAACCAGCGTTTGTCTACACTTGAAGACAGGGTGACTGACAAACTTAAATCAGAACAGCCCACAACCATTAAGATGCCAGACATCATCAAAGTTGAAATGGTGAACAAGCCAAAGACTCCTCTGCTTGAGCGGGCTGGTGTTGCTAAGGGAAAGAAGAAATGAGCGTTTGGTATGACGTCAAAGCCAATCAAATCTATGTTGTTCATAGTCATCGATGGTCTCGCAAAGAATTGTCCCTTGTGATGTTTCATTTGCACCCGGATTACGTTTACATAGGAGAGTTTGACTAATGTTTATGTCAATCGGACAGGGCTTAAATTATTTTCCGTTTGAAAAACCAAAGCTTTGGATGAACGTAATAACTGATCAACTTATTATATCTCATCAATCCTTTGGCGGCCAGGTCCTTGAATTTATAAACGAGGCGCCTAGCTTTTATCCTGAATGGGCTTTGCCGTGCAAAATTGAGGACAATAAAGAATTTGTCTACATAGGAGAGTTTGATTGAGCTACAAAGAAGAGCGCGATGCGAAGGCCGCCGAGATATTGGTCGAAATAACCGAAAACATTTCCAATCCTTGGGTTTACAGAGCGGCTAAAACTGGCCACGACGCCGCACTTCAATCTAGCGTGGTGAAAGCACTGGTAGAGTTTGTTCATTGCCGTGGACACGGAGAATACTGCGAATCCCCGTGCGACTGTGGTTATGAATCTACGATGAACGAATACCAAGCCGCATTGGCGGAGATTGAGGGTAAACCATGACCCCCGAAAAAGAAACGATCACGCCGAGAAAGTGGACATTCAGACCGCAAGCCGATGGCTCTGGATACATATATTCTGGCGATGATTATCGTGAAGAAGAGATCGGCGGTTATATCGACGTCGTCGAAGTCCTCCCCAACACGATCACGCTGCCGAGGGATGTGGTGGAACGGATGCGGTCTAGCTTAGAACACGTTTTGCTTGTCATAGAAACAATGCGAAACGAAAACAGGCTAGATTATCAGGGCTATTGCTTGTTGTTTGATGTTTGCGACAAAGCGCTTGATCAATACGACAAAGCCGCGCTCAAGGACGGTGGGGTGTGAGTGATTTTAAACAACCAACCATTTGGGAACGTATTCTTCTTTTGTTCTGTCGCACACATTACGCCCTTGATCAGAGAGGACCAAACGGTGACTACACCGTTAGACTTAAAGTAAAGCATCTACGAGGCAAAGTCTTTGTTTTGAGTGAAGAGGTGAACCATGACCCAGCCTAAACCCTTCGCTAGGCTGCGAGAGCTGCTGGAAAAGGCGACGCCGGGAGACTGGGACAATCGGTGCAGAGAATTTAGTAACACCGAACGTGCCCGACATATTTGGTCTAACTACGGATGGATTGCTACGTTTGAAAGTCCATTAGATTCAGCCCAGGCCGACGCCGAACTCATCTGCGAGCTGAGGAACAACGCCGAGAAGTTACTTGAGGCGCTGGATCTTGCCACAAGCGAAATGTATGCGGTCCGCCTATTCCTAATCAATGGTGAGATGGCAGAGTCTAAAATTGCAGCCGCAAATACGCTTGGTCAGGCCCTCATTGAGATCAGGGCGCTGGGAGGAATAAAATGACCGACGACGAGTTGAGAGACAAGCAGTTCTTAAACGAGTCTAGCTACAACGGATGTTTTACAGGGGATTGTCCACACAGCAAGATTCATGACTGTATGTATAACGTTTATAAAGCAGGCTGGTCTACCAGAGGCGAGCACATAGCAGAACATCCAAAAGTAAAGAGGTTGATTGCTTTGCTAAAGGTAATAAAATTGGATAGCGATATTGAGGCAGAACAAATTATTGATGAAGCCCTCAAGGCTTTTGAGGAAAAATGAAGGTCTTAATCTATGAATTTGAGGGCTCGAACAATTCTTGGATAGTTCTCTGGGACGGCGAAAGCACTTATTGGAATGATAAGATGAAACCTTCCAGCGGTTATGAAAAGCTTAAGCTAAACAAAGTTTGCCAGGTAACAAAAGGACGTTTCGTTTACATCGGAGAATTGTAACTTGAAAGACCTGCATCTGGTGTTTCAGCCACTTCGGTAACGACACTCGATGGCTGACGTTGAGTGAGGTGCAGGTCTTTGAGGTAATTTTGCAAAGGAGCAAAGCGTGAGCGACTTCCACAACGAAAAACTTAGAGCATTAGCCAAAAGGTCAAATGCAGATCAAATGAGCCCAGAGAATGCATTTGTGCAGGGGTTCATTTTAGGTCGCAAATACGAAAGGCAATTCAACACCCAACTTCACAATTCAATTCTTAGAGAAATGCGAAACAATAGTGGCCACAACTTTGATGACAACAATTACTGGGACAATCGCATAACTGAACTTGAAAAAGAAAACTTTGACCTAAAATACAAAGACAAGGAAAACTACGACGGTTAGTTCTGGCAAGTAACCGTGGACCAAGTGACGGAAAGTGTAGCTTGGGTAAAGTTGGCAAGAGCCAGAGCCTTGGTGAAAGCCTTTTACCACAGATGTGGTAAGCCTTGATTTTGGAATACCACATTTGTGGTAAGTTGTTTCTGACTCTCGTCGCAGTGGCGGTCCGGAACCGAGTCTGGACTTAAAAAAAATTGTGCACTCCAACGCCAACGCTAGCCGCATGGTATAATGCTAAAATCCGCTCCAGGTGGGCAATTCCGCCCCCGTATCGCGGACGAGGAAAGTATGTACCTAAAGGATTTGATCAAGCGGCTCCAGGAAATAGAAGCGGATTTTGTCGCTAAAAACCAGAAAGACCCCGTGATTTTTGACCTCAACGACAGTGGCATTGAAATCTGTAGTGCGATCACAAAGTCCGGCCCCGGTCTACAGATGGCCGACCCAACCCACAAAAGCTACCACACCGGCCTCGAGGGAATGCTCTAATCGACCTTGCGCAACGCAAACTCCTTTGTATTATTAGATAATCGAAAGGAGATTTGATTATGAAAAAAGCCGGAAAAAAACCAAAGCCTAAGAAGTAATGATTGTGGCGGCGTCTGGTTACGCGGACCAGAGTCTCCCTCCTGAGATTAGCCTACGATTGGAAACCCAATACGCCACATTTTATGACTGAATTTCAGCTATTCCCCTACCAAGTCGAAGGTGCCAAGTGGCTGGCAGGGCGTAAGTGCGCACTGTTAGCTGATGAAATGGGCCTTGGCAAATCAGCTCAAGCAATCACAGCCGCCGATCTTATCAAAGCCCTCCGCATTCTTGTCATTTGTCCGGCCATTGCACGGGTGAACTGGCAGCGTGAATTTGAACGCTTCTCTAAGATCCCTCGAGAATTTACAATCATAAACAAACGTCTTAAGAAGTGGCCCCTGACATCTGTCATTTGTTCCTATGATCTAGCTTCATCAGTTGAGGACTCCAAAGAGTTTGATTTGATGATATTGGACGAAGCTCACTACCTAAAAAACAAAGACGCCAAACGGACAAAGGCGATTCTTGGCAAAACAGGCCTTGTCCGGAAAGCCAGAGCCACATGGGCTTTGACGGGGACACCTGCTCCTAACCACCCAGGCGAACTATGGCCCCTGTTATTCACGTTCGGAGCCATTAAATCACCGTACTTTAATTTCGTGGAAGAGTTTTGTGACGTGTTTGAATCCAATTACGGACTTCAAATCGTCGGAGCCAAACGCTCATCCATAAACAAACTTAAGTCAATTTTGGCACCGCATTTGCTTAGGCGAAGAAAGGAAGAAGTAATGAAAGAACTGCCACCTATCCATTTTCAAGATTTAGTAGTGGAGCCAGGTGTCGTGGACATAGATGTGGAGAGCTCCTTTGTGAAATACGCAATGTCTGCAGACACAAGGATTGAGCTACAAAGGATCCTTGCATCTGAGCAAAGCCTACTTCGAGACATAGCAACCAAAGCCTCGGTTGACACTGCCGTTGGCTTTAACACCTTTCAAGCAATAGCCCCTTCTGTTTCTACACTCAGACGCTACACAGGCGTTCAAAAGGTGCAGCCTGTTGCTGATCTTGTGGCAGAGGAGCTCTCGTCTAACGCCTATGACAAGATCGTAATCTTTGCGATTCACAGAGACGTTATTGAAGGCTTACGAGTTAGGCTTGCAAAGTTTGGAGCCGTCACTCTGTACGGCGGTACTTCTCCTGAAACCAAACAACGTAATCTCGATAAGTTTCAAAAACAAAAAGGCACCCGCGTTTTTATCGCCAACATTCAATCCGCCGGTACTGCGGTTACTCTCACTGCATCGAATCAAGTTTTATTTGCAGAACAAGACTGGGTGCCCGGCAACAATGCGCAGGCAGTCATGCGCTGCCACAGGATCGGGCAAACC